CGTTTCGCGGTCCAACCATGACCTGAATGGTGGCAGCCGGTTCTTCTACCATCAGAAGGACCTTGCTATACCCTACCAACATGATCAACTCACGGATGACTGTTGCATCATTATGTGCGACGTGGACTACTACTGTGACATCAATGAATGGGCCAAACTGTTTCAACCAATCATCCTCTACACCGCAGTCCCCACCACAGTATCCTACCGCAACGGCGAATGTTCATATTATCTGAGGAACAACCGAATGTATTATGACGTCGCTGGCGGCGGGCACTACAACCATTTGCTGTGGAACTACACTGGCGACACTTTTTCGGTGCAAGACGATGACGGCCGTCTCTGCGTCTTCAACGTGGAACAGAAACAGATCTCTGGTGATGAGCAACACCGTATCGTTTGGCTCGTGCCAATGGCGCGAGTCGAAGCAGGATACTGGGAAGAGTTGTTTGTGCCGCAGCCCATCAAAAGGAAGAATTTCGTGCAAGACGACATCACATACTTGTACGACCCTGTCACAGATGAGTTGTCACTCAAACGGGAGGACGGACGGCACGCAATCAACATCAAAGGCCGCACCTATGAAGCCATTCGGAAACGGATAGCCCACAAGGAAGCCGCCCCAGTGGTTGCTGATGTCGAGCGGCTTCTTATAGCCGCTGATGACCCCGACTTCGCCTTGAACGCCCCCCTCCTGTTTGAGCTGATCACCAACAATCAATTCGTTCCAAACGTGGTGCACACCACAATTCTCGAAGCCAGCTTCCAACCAATCGGAACCTTGACATCCGAGGACGGCAAACCCTCCGGGGTGGTGCTTCATGCGCCCCTGGTCGCCAATCCTTCTGTCATGCCAACTCGTGGAGTCAGTAGTGATGAAGCGACGATTGCCGGCCGCGTCGAGAAACCCAGAAATGGGGTGGTGCCCACTGCGCAGTTTAAGATCTGGGCAGCTGAGTTTGTCAAGGCGATGGTGCCAAACAAGGGTCGAGGTGTTCCACTGCACGTCCATCAAATGCAGGAATACCTCAAGACGGGAGCACAGAAACAACGGTTCCGCATGGTTTCAAAGATCATGTCCATGTTAAACGGAAACCGACTGCAGTGCTTTGTCAAAGCAGAACCCTACGCCACAACAAATGATCCACGCAACATCACGACAATGTCAGCTGAATTGACAATCTTGATGTCGTGTTTCGTGTACGCATTCAAGCGAGACATCAGCACGAAACAGCAGTGGTACGGACCCACTAAGACACCAAAGTCCGTCTGTCGCCGCTTGCAACAACTTGCGCGACACGCCAAACGTGAGGCAGGCATCCTGCAGGCTACTGACTACAGCCGTTTCGACGGCTCTGTCAGCGAGTTCCTGCAAAAGGATGTGGTGTTGGCCCTCCTCATGAGATGGTGCTCCCACGAACACAGACCTGAACTTCGACGCTGGTTCAATCAAGTGTTCTTGAAGAAGGCGACGACGCAGAATGGTGTGCGCTTTGAACCGGGATGGGGAACCAGATCCGGCTCACCAATCACCACCGAAGGCAACACCTACATCAATGCGTTCGTCAGTTACTGCGCATCGCGCAGCGGGGGAAGTAGCAGCAGGGAAGCAATCGATTCTCTCGGTATCTATTGTGGAG